GAAGATGCCGCTGCCTGTCATTACCCTTGAACCCTTAAGTTCAAAGTCTACCATAATTTAATGACAATATTAAGCAACATTAGACAATATTTAATTTATTTAAATCAATATCTTATTGGTTTTAGCAACAATTGACAACAATAAAATATAACTATAAATATTTTTTAAGTATACACGAGGTATACACGGATATTTAACGTTTGGGTATACACAGCGCATACACAGAATTGGCATACTAACGACAAAATTAAAGCGGCTCAATTGGCCGCTTGCATAGAGGTACTGTTTAGTTTTTGCCGGTCAAAATAATCAATCACATCTGATTTTTGGTAGCTAATTTTGCGTGCACCTTTGGTGTATGGGATACCATCACCGGTGCATCTTTTTAGCTGTAACCAGGACAGTGAGACATTAAATACAACTGCAATTGTTTCGGGTGGAAAGACGGCATCATTCGGCGCGATCCAAAACTGTTTTGTATGCACCAGCTTTTCTTCAGGTGTCATACGATCGATTTTAGTAGGGCGTTTATTCATGGTATCTCCTTCAAACTATTAATCAATTCAGAGTCACCAGCACCACAGTGCAAACTGTGTGTGTACACACCTTGTTTAGTGCCAGACTCTTCATCTGTCAGCCAAATTTCCGTTGGAGGGAGTGCAATCACAAAGCTACTCCCAATGTTTGCTATTGCTGCCACATCAACCTCCTTCATCTTCTTTTGGCTCATATTCTTCATCAAATATTCGATTAAGAAATTCATTGAGCGATGGAGATGCTAATCGATCTTGCTCTGTCTCTTCACCGCAACATACTGTAAAAAGATCTTCTTCAGATAAGTATGAAAGTTCAGATTCAATTTTCATTAGCTCTAAGAAATTTTGCTTAACAAGCCAGCGTTTCAAATAGTCCAATTTGATACCAAGCGGTTCAGATCGATTAATCATCCCATTGTCATACCAAATTTCTTCAGCAGCTTTTTGAATATATTCAAAGCTATCAGCAAGGTTTTGGATTAAAATTTCTTCAAGTTCTTCACCTGTCAAAATAAGAGCTTCTGGCCAATCTTCAGGGCTTGAACGATCTGGAAGCTCAGCAACATCTTGAATAATAGTTTCAATTAATTCATCAATCTTACTCATGACTGTTCTCCTGCGCTGCTTCGATCGTAGCTTTATAATATGCCGCTGCTTTTTTAGCTTCTTCGAGCGTGTCAAACAGTTCGTAATAACTAACTTCATTATTAGCTTCATCCCAATAACATGTATCAAGTTTTGATTTAGGCACAACTACAAACTCACCACTCTCAATCTTTGCAAGCTGGTCCTTAAGTGAGTCGATGACGGATTTATTCTGCTTTGCTTGAACTACCCATAATCCCCAAGCCGTATTTATGGTATTAAAAAGAGATATTTTGTCACTTTTACTTAAAGCATTCGCAGTAGCAGAGAGTGAGTACATATGGTCTGTTGTCCATTCAACATAAAGCAAATGACCACCCAAAAACTTCCATTGCTCCTCAAAAGCCTTTCGTTCTTGTTCTAAATCAATCATTCCCACTCTCCTGTGGTTTATCAAAAATCGGCACAAGCATACAAATTTGACAAGGAATGACTCCACCACCATCTGGATGTGGATCATGCCAAAGTTGACCATGCTCATAAATCACAGAATGCATATATCCACGCGATGAGATACCAGCCACTAAATGCTTTGTTCCAATTGCCTTGCTGATCTCGATAACCCAATTTTGATCTTGCTCCGTTGGGTTCTTGTCAACCCCAAGATTCAACATCCTATATCCGTGTTGGCGAAGAAAATAGTTAAGATTGTCTTGATACAACGTACCAGTGCCTGGTGCATTAGGATGATCTATATCAATACCTTCCCAAAAATTTGGAATATCTTCGATACTTAAACCGAGTAATGTTGCAATAGTTGCGCCTTCACAATTCCCACCTAAACCTGTTAAGGTCTGCATAACCTTTTTCATAATTTTGCCTTTTGAGAATAATTTTGCGCATAATTTCATCTAAATCATAAATATGCGCAAATAATTTCACATTTATAGACCCTTTAAGTTTTTTAACTGCCCAAGTTGATGCAGTAATTGATCACCGCAAATATCACAAATGCTATAAGCACGAATATTAGAAATTCTTTTGCTGTTGCAACGAGTACCTGTTTGCGAGATAGGCGCTGCTCGGCTTGGGTTGGATGCTGATACAGAACCGGTTTAGTTTGACTCTCAATGATTTTGTGTTTCATAATCGCCTCATGAACATGCAAGTGTTTATTTTGAAAGCCCCTACGCCGTCCAAGTGAAGGGGCTTTTTTATTGTTAGGCCGTGAATGTGCCGATATGAACTGGATTTTCTGGTAGTAGATCAATCACTTTGGATTTGAAGTCCTGCACAATTTCATCAAGAATCAATTCTTCTTTAACAATTTGAAGGGCAAACACTGGCTTTTCATCATTTGTGTTAACAATGATTCGTAAAACAATCAGGCGTTCATCAAGGCCGTTGTAAGCTGAATCCATGATTTTGAAATAGGCAGGTGTTGCTGCTTCATTTGAACGTGCTTCAACTTGTTCGAAACGAGAGCGACTTTCAGATAAATTGCCTACATTCGCTTCGACCTTCACAGATGCGCCTACCTGCATGTTGCGTACAGCAGACAGAGCTTCTTTCCCGCCGATCACTGCACCTTCAGCATCTGTAATTTCTAATACGCTTATCCAGTCTTCTAAGAAAACAGCAAAGTCACGTTGAGATAATTTTTTATCTTTTAAATTTTGCAGCTTTGTCCAAACAACAGTTGGCTCAAGCTTCAGGTTGGCTTTATGGTCGCAGTGGCCTTGATCGTAGACATCATCGTAATAATTAAGAATAGCCAGTGCTTCCATACCTTTGTGGTCCACGAACACAGGTGCATTCTGATCGATTAAAGTGTTGTCTAAAACATATTTGCGAAAGTCTTCAAATGAAGATGTTTGCATTAACCCACGTGGACGATTACGGCCACCTAAAAACTGCTCAAGGTCAGCAATTTTATAATCCGTGTTGATAGCAATCAGATCGCCTCGATCAAGTTGCTTGATAGGAGTGCTCAAGGTCGCGATTGCATTTGCTTCTGTGTTTTCCATTGTAGTTGTCCTACTTGTTGTAAAAATAGATTTGAGGGGTTAAAACGCGCCGTTTATGCGCGTTCATGCTCTTTGAATAACTGGCTTGTATGGTTGGCAAAGATTGTTACGCTGCCATCAGTGTTGAGATACATAGGGGTTTCTGAGGTTGTATCTTCTGAACGTTTGCCTTTTGCAGTAGGTTCCACATAGGCCAAAGTGTGAGAAATGTTGACTTGGTTCGATTCACCGATTCGGGAAATATCCAATGTCACTTGGACTTTTCCCTTTTTGCCGTTTGCTACGACGCCTTGGGCTACTTCTGAAATAGCGATACCAAGCTGCTGAGAGAAGTTGCCGCCAGATAGATCAGCAACGAATTGAGGTGCATCAGTTTGTTTTGACATGTTATTGCCTCACTTGAGTTAAACCTCGCTTATTGTTGTGGCGAGGATTTGTTGTTTGTGAGGTAAAGATTACTTTACACATGAATTTGTGTAAAGTGATATTTACTAATAATTGTAAATTTTACTAAGCATATTTGATTTTTATTTACAAAATAAAACCCACGCTAGGTGGGTCTCTAATGGAACTAAAATTTTAAAGATGTGATTTTAATTGTTAATCTTCTTCAGTCTTACCAATTTTTTTCCCTGGTAATTTTGAAACTTGATCCCAAGATAAAACAGGAATAAAAACCATATCTCCAATTTCTTTGGAAAGAATTTTTATCTCATCTGAAGTTAAATTTAATGGGCTATTACTATCTGCAGCTTCATTTATTTTATCGATAATTTGATTGATCGTTAATTCAGAACTATTCATTTTATATCTTCCTATACATACCAACTACTTTGCCAACAAGTTTGCAATCATCAGACAGCTTAATAATTTTTTCAGGCCAATCAGGGTTAAGCGGTTCTAGAAACTTTACCGAACCTTCAACAATTAGTTTCTTAAAAGTGGCTTCTGTATCACCAGCGCAGGCAACAATGACAAGATCATTCGTTTTAAGATCGCATACTTGGAAGTCAGGATTTACATAAATTCTATCTTCTGGGTAAAACTTTGGCGCCATTGAGTAGCCAGTCACAACGAGTCCGTAGCCATTTTTTCCACAGTCTTTGTTTGGTGGAAGGTGTTCATCTACTTCTGCATCACGCAATACGGTTTCAATGCCTGAAAAAGAACCTGCTGCAACCCATGAAATTACGGGTACAGGACGGCCTTCGAGGCTAATTTTTTGCGAAAGATCAACATTATTATCTAAACCACTATTACTAATCACCATTGGAGAGCGTTCACCTGCCAGCCAAAGAGGATTAACGCCCAAATATTCTGCCACTTTGAATAATCTCGAGCTTTCTAATTCTTTTGTTGGACCATTAATCCATAAGCCAACATTTGCTCTTGTCACATTTACATAGTTTGCAAGATCAGTGTTTTTAAATCTTTTTCCAGTCGTAGATTCAAAGTGTTTAATTGCCGAAGACATTCTTTCCTGAAGAGTGCTCATATGTCCATCTCATGGCTGTTGCCATATAAAAAGTAAAGAAAGCTTAACTTTAAAATTGTAAAGCTTGCTAATCATTGTAAAGTCAATTATTCTTGACAAAATAAAGTTTATTTGACGGAGTCTCTATGCGAATTGAGATGAAAACATCAGATGTTTTGGCTCGATTCAATGCCCCTAAAGTCGCTCGAATTTTAAAAATAACTCGTCAAGCGGTTTATCAATGGGGTGAGTTAGTGCCAGAAGCAGCAGCTTTCAAGTTACTCGAAAGTGAACCAAGTCTTCCCCACAAACGAGTTTCTTAACCCATTCTCACAAAACGCCGTGCATCGGTAAACGTGAAAAAAATCAAGGATTCACATATGGAAATTTCAAAAGAAACAAAAAACGCGCTGCACAAAATGATTCATCACTCTGAGGGCGTCACACCTAAGGATGTGGCAGATGTGTTGGGCGTATCTCACAAAACAGTATTGAACTATGCAAATCCAAACATGGACCAGCATTTACCAAGTCTCAAGGCATTTGAAGCGTCATTGATCTACACGCAAAACCCAGCCGTGATTAAGGTCTGGGCACACAAGTTGGGTTTGATGTTGGTACCGGTTAAGCAGGCGACAGATAAAGAACATCAAGTGAGCGTTCTTGAATCACTACTTCATTTGAACATCGGTAACGGTCAAATGAATAAGCATGTACACGACATTTTAGAAGATGGTGTGGTCACGCCGTCAGAACTTGCGGACACGTTGCATCTGGTTGAATCACTTGAACAAGAACTTGCCAGCTTTCGTAAGGCGATTGAAACAGAGGCAAGAAAATATTTATCGGCCCTACAAACAGAAAAAGCCTGATCCGCGAAGTCAGGCTTTTAACGTTGATAACCAAAAGGAAATCAAATGAACATGTTGGCTAAATTTAATCACACCGAAATGCAAATGACAAGCTTAGAAATTTCAGAGCTTGTTCATTCACGCCATGACAGCGTTAAAAGAACTATTGAAACGCTGGTAAGTAAAGGTGTTATCGAATCTCCACAGTCTGTGGAAATTAAAACGGCGACACGCCCAACAGGTGTATATGTCTTTTCTGGTGAAGCTGGGAAACTGGATAGCATTACCGTAGTTGCACAACTTTGCCCTCAATTTACAGCAGCTTTGGTAAAGCGTTGGTATGAACTTGAGTCTCAGCAAAATCAGCCACGTGAATTATCTCGTTTAGAGATTCTGCAACTCGCTTTGGAGTCTGAGAAAAAAGCCATTGAGTTAGAGCAACAAGTCAAAGTACTTGAACCTAAGGCGCAGGCATTAGACGTGATTGCCGATACTACAAACACCTACAGCATTCGTGAGTGTGCCAAGACGATTGGCATTCAGGAGACAAAATTAATTGAGTTCATGCTCAAAAAACAGTGGGTGTATCGAGAGAACAGCAGACACCGCCGTTTGTGTGCTTATGCGCATCGAGTAGAGCAAAAAGTCATGATCAATAAGGTTTCAAAAGTGGTCGCTTGTGATGATGGTGACAAAGTGTTTACTCAGGCACGTATCACGGCGTTTGGTTTGACTCGTTTAACTGCGGCTATTGAAAAGGCGGGTTTGAAATGAAAGTTCGTCCAATTTTATTTAACGCTGAAATGGTCAAAGCGATCTTAGATGGTCGTAAGACTCAGACCCGTCGTGTATTAAGAGTGCAACCGCCTTTGACCGATAAAAACGTCATGCCTCTTTATACAATGGAGCCAGAACCAAAGGTTACAGAAGTTACCATGCATGAGATTATGGATGACAGAATGCCTTTCCCCTCATCAATCTCACGCCACAAATGTCCATTTGGGAAAATAGGTGATCAGTTGTGGGTTCGTGAGTCATTTGGCACAAAAATTAGAAGTCTTGGCGGTACCCCGCATGAATCACTTACATACAAAGCTGATAATCCAGTTGAAATGGCATATTACGACTGCAATGGTAAGGGCTTTCCAGTTAAGTGGAAACCATCAATCCACATGCCACGCTGGGCATCACGCATTTTGCTTGAAATAACAAACATTCGGGTAGAACGTTTAAATGATATTTCAGTAGAGGATGCCTTGGCTGAAGGCATTGCGCACAAAACAATGAATTGCCCACGCCATGAATATTTCCAGCTATGGAATGATGTTTATGGGGAAATGGCACATGAGTCAAACCCGTGGGTTTGGGTAATTCAATTCAAAGCGGTCAAAGGTGACTGAATGAGCAAATTTATCCCTAACTCATTCCAAGTGCCAAATGCCTTTGTTGATGAAGTTTTAGACAAAATATCTGATTCAGCTTGCAAAATTTACCTTGTGATCTGTCGCAAGACACGCGGCTGGAACAAAGAAATGGATTCAATTTCTTTAACTCAGTTTGAAGAAATCACAGGTAAAAGCCGTCCAACAATTGTGAAATGTCTTAAGGAATTGATCAAAGTTGGTCTTGTTATGGAAGAGCAAAGTACGATCCATGGGAACACTTTTAAACTCGGAAATGAAACCTCAATTGGTTGTGTCTTAAAGTTCCCTAGTAAAGAATTTTTACTAGATGAATCAAAGTCGAGTAGTAAAAAATATTTACCACTGCTAGTTAAAAATTTTAACCACGCTAGTAAAAATATTTTACCGCTGCTAGTAAAAATTTTTAACACACAAAGTATCACTATCAAAAACAACTCTCAAAGTAATAAAAAAATAAATAAAAAAGATTCGGCTGAACAACCTGAATCTAAAAAATCAGAGAGTCAAAAATCAGAGAAGTTTGATTTTAAAAACGCACTCATTGAAAACGGCGTTTCTGAAAAACTCGCTACTGAGTTCATGCAAGTTCGTAAAGCCAAAGGCGGTGTAAGCACCGAACGTGCTTTTTCACTTCTTGCAAAACAGATCGAGAAAGCAAATCTCAATTTCGTACAAGCGATTGAGTTTTGTTTGAATCGTCAAAAGCCATGGGCAGCGTTTGAAGCGCAATGGTATTTCAACGAACAGAATCGTTCTTCACAACCACAGCAAACAAATCAGCCTTACCAACGCCGTTTTGGTAACTCACAGCCACAAGCGTCAGAAATGCGCGATGTAACAGGAGAGCATGCATGAGCAATATTCAAGTTTTCCAAGACGCCTTCACTGTTTCATTCCCGGTTGAAGTTGCTGAAATGGTTCTTTCACGCATTGAAATGATTCACGGTGCTGATTTTCAAAAGCTCTATGGCCATTTGTCGAATGATGAGCTTACACAGCTTGCATGCACAGTTCTTGATGGTATTTCACCAGTTGAGCTTAAGCGCGGTATTCAGCGCATGAATACTGAGAAGTGGTGCCCGAAACTGCCAGAGTTTCGTTCATGGTGTGTTCAGGCGGGTGATTGGTGGACTGCTGATCAGGCTTGGGCAAAAGCTTTAAATTTTATCAATGACAGTTCTCTACCGATGACTACGTTGGCAAAGGCTGCTTTTGATGAAGTGAAACACATTCTGGACAACGAAGGGCAAAAGGCTGCGCATTACGCATTTAAAGATATCTATCAAGATTATCTTGCTAGAGCGCAAAAGAAGGGCAAAACACAAGAAATGTGGGTAAAGCCTGAAAAGCCTAAAACTATCTCATTTACTCGAAAAACTGTGCCGTGTCCGCCTGAAGTTTTGAGCCAATTGAAAGGAATTAATAAGTTCTCGAATCAGTTAAATGCTGTGTGTGAGGTGAGCAATGGTTAAGTGTAAACACGGTTTTGATCACGCATGTCTAATTTGTGGATTTACTCATATTGATGGAAAAAAAGTCTGGTTTGATTGGGCATGGCAAGAACAGCAAAAGCGGATTGATGAACTTAACCAAGAAAATCAGAAACAAGCGCTATCAAACACTGGCTATCACAATGCTTCAGCTTCATACCTCTGTAAGTTAATGCAGATTCAATTTGTTTTGAACCAGCAAATTAAAATTGCCAAGTCAAAACGTGAAGATGGTGAAGTTTTTGAGGATAAAACAGAAACTAAAATTGCTGACTACTTGGATGATTACAACATTGCTTTAGACAAGATTCTTGATGATGAGGCAACTCAGGAACAATTCAATGCATATGCAAAAGCAAATGAGTTTCTAAAACAGAAGGCACGTGCAGATAAAAATCAAAAGCGGATTGATGAGTTGCAGGCGCGGGTGGATGCAGCCATAAAAGATACTCAACATGCTTTGCGGTATGTGGAGGAGGACATGCGCGGTAATCATGAATTTTTACAAATGGCTATGATTCGAACATTTAAGTCTTTATCAAAAGCACTCAAGGGCGGTGAAGTATGATCCCAAATGGCACAACACATACAGACAACGAGGGTACTTACTGGAAGGACAATGACGGCTATTGGTACTACTGGGATGAAATCTTTGAATGGTGCGGGTACATCGGGCCAGTTAATCAAATGTTCTTAAACAATAAGAATCCAATAGGGGTGAAATAATGCAACAGCCAAAATGGGGAACGTATCGCCATAGTTTTGATAAAAAAGACAGTAAGAAATCAGTTAAAAAAGATCATATGCCCGCAGTGCCTTCATTCTTGGTTAAGGGCAAAACATTTGAATGTTCAGGGGGTGAAATACTTAACTGCAGTATTCAAATCGTACCGCCGTCAATCAACAACTATTGGCTTGATTCTGGTAAGGCATGCAAGCGACTGAGTAAGCGTGCAAATCATTTTGTCGAGGTAATCAAACGATTTGTTCAACCCCTCAACTACGGTGGTGATGTGCGAGTGGAGATTAACTATCACATGCCGGATAACAAGGTACGTGATATCGATAACATCGTAAAACCTTGTCTTGATGCTTTAACCAAGTGCGGTTTGATTGGGGATGACTCACAAGTAAAAAGCCTGATAGTTCATGCCAGACCGGTTGTTAAAGGTGGTTTGCTTGATTTATGCGTAATCAAAATGTGAGGCCATGTATGAGAAGACAAAATAATAATTGGTTGTGGGTGTTGGTCTTTGTTGTTTTTGCATTGGCAGCAGGTCTGATAAATGGATGGAACACCATTCAAGTATGTAAAACACATGATGTGTATTGGGTTAAGGGAACTCAATATTCATGCAAATTTTTTAAATAAGGCGGGCTGTTCGATGAATCAAGAGTTAAAGCAGAATCCAGTTTCTAATATCGAATGGCTTGGTGCGCAGATGCGTGCAAAGACAGCAAATCTAGAACAGTGTACTCAAGACACTAATTTAAAGCCGATCACATGGGAAGATCGTTGCGGGGCATTCACTCACATTCAAACTGAACAAGCAAAATGTCTTGCGGCATTATTAGTTTGGGGCCATAAAGATAAACAGTCATATGATTATTTGATAGATAAGCTTTCAAACATCATGCTGGACCAGGTAAAGAAGGATCGCAAAAGCGACCCGAAAAACATTCCGTTGAAAGATCTTAGTTTGTTAATGGCGCGTATGGTTTTGGAGTTTGCATTAGATGAGAATCTGGAATCTAACTTTACTGCTAAAGGCCGGTTGTATTTTGCCGGTATTGGGGAAGGGCGTTTGTCATATGATGCTTACAGAATGTCGTGGATCAAGTACGAGAAGCAGATGCAACTTGCAATTTACAGCGCGCGCTGGGAGATCGAAACGGCGGTAGAGAAGTACCGCAAACGTTTAAAAAATTGATGAGAAAGTTTTTACAATCTGCCTATTTCGTTTAAACGTAAATAGATGTATATTTTCAATATACTGGTCGTACTATTAAGTAATATGACCAAGCTATTAAAGCTCACCTAATCGTGGGCTTTTTGCGTTTCTGGAGGTTATAAATATTAAACCCAGCATCTTAAGATTGATAATTAGCTAAAGCCTGTTTGATCAATCACGTTTGGACATCACGAAAGAATGTACAACCCATGCAGTTCATCGAGCATGGATGGGATATGCAGGAAAAACGAATAGATTGGGAGTGATGCCCCACCATAAATTTAGTTGAAAGCTGAACGTAAAATACTGTGCCCATCCAGTGGTTTTATAAGTAAGTGAGTAGCGGTAGGCCACAGTACTGTTAAAAAAGCTGTGGCGTTAAGTTTTCTGCATTCATGTTTATTCATAAAGAATGTAGAAAGTGTGGGAAGCCTAAAGGTCTATAACACTGTTATAAAAATCAATAACTTATATTTTGTTTGGTGTTGCAATTTTTTTAGAATAGACGCATTATTGAGCTAAATTAACCATAGAGATAATTTATGAAATTAGTTCGATTAGAGACAACCAGACAAGACAATGGTTCCTATGATTTACACTTTAATGAAGTTGGCATCACACCAACAGATTTAAATACTATTAATGAATCTGGAATTGATGTTGCAATAGGAAAAATTAGTGAAAATTCTTTCTACTATCATCATTTGGATAGAGATGACACCAGATATCTGATTTATCACAAGGGTCTTCTTAAAGGGCATGGTGTAAACGACATATCCAATTTAGAAAAAGCATTGGATGTTTATCTAAAAAATTGAATTAACTTAAAAAATATGTCCTGCGATTGGTGGGACTTTTTATATCTTTAGACTGATACTCACAATAATTTTTTTAGTTAGTTGTATAATGAATACTCATAAATAAATTATAAGGATTGATCATGCCATTTGATGACCTAATGACTGATATTGTTTCAGTTTATGATGAAGAAGGAAATTTAGTAAAAGAAAAAATAAAAGCAAGTGTACAAGGTGGAAAAGCAGTACATACTCTTAACGCTGATTTCAAGGTCGATATTGGTTACTTTGTTGAACGTAAATTGCCAAGCGGTATTATTGAAAAGTTTAAAGTACTTGAACCCAATTATTGCAGTAATTTTCACGGCATTCCTGCACACTATCAAATGACGGTTGTTAATGTAAAAGCAATTCCCGATCCATCTAAATCATCAACAATCAATACTATCCACGCTTCTGGTAATGCAAGGGTTTACCAGCATAGTACTGATAATTCTACCAATAGTTATTCAAGTTATGAATACAAAGAGGCAATTGGTAAGATTAAATCAGACATTCTTGATTTGGACTTAGATCCTGTAGATCAAGCTTTAACAACAAAAGCCGTAAGTAAATTAGCAGAAGAAGTTGAATCTGGCACACCCAACAAAGATAAAGTATCTGCTTATATATCCTTGTTGCCAGCAGCTGTATCTGGTTTAGAGTCGGTTATTAAGTTAGCCACAATGGTAGGTCTAAACTAATAGCAATTTTTTAAAACTCATCCTATTTTTTTTATAGCCCATCAATTGAATTGATGGGTTTTTTTATTCTCAGACGAGGTAATCACTATGAAGTTTATCGACTGCCAAGGCTGTGAAAAGCGGAGGCAATGGTTAAATGAGCGAGCAAAAGAATCAATCAGTTCAATCCATAGAGCAATTGCAGCTCTCTCAGGTACTTCAACAAAACAGCCAGATGATGAAGCTGATGCAGCAACAGAATCGTCAGGCACAGAAACAAATGACACAGGCAACGCTAAACCAAAACGCGCTGCTCGAAACAATCAACAAACTGATCCAAGCCAATCTTAATCAATCAACTCAGATTCAAGAGCTTCTTTGCTTATTGAGTGATGATGAGGATCGGGAGCAGTATCAATCTTTGGATGATTAACTATGGCAAGACCGTGCCGAGAGTTTGGTTGCCCGAATCTAGTGTCATCACAGCATCAAAAAGGATTCTGTGATGAGCACGCAGATAAGCGTAGTAACTGGAACAATAGACCACAGCGTAACGGATCAACTACTGCAAGAGGCTATGGCCATGACTGGCGTAAGCTGCGCTTGCAAGCCCTGCGCCGTGATGAGTTTCTATGTGTTAAGTGTGCTCAAGCTGGCTTGGTTGTTGAAGCTACCGATGTGGATCACATCATTCCAAAGCATGCAGGCGGCACTGATGAGCTAAGCAACCTGCAAAGCCTATGCTCGCCGTGTCATCACGAAAAAACAGCCAATGAAGACAGTAAAAAAATCGCACAAAAGTAGTGCAAAAATTTTTTACAAGGTAGGGGGAGGGTAAAAAGTTCAAGCTTTTTGCCTAAATGACCGCCCTCCAAGTCAAATTTTTACGCACGCGAAATTAAAAATTTAGTGGATTGACATTATGGGTGGAATAGCATCTGTTCCGGGACGCGGACGCAAGCCTAAGCCGCAGGAAACAAAACGCGCTAATGGCAATCCTGGTAAACGTCCCCTTAATAATCATGTTCCAGAGTTTTCAGAGGTGACAAATATTGATGTCCCCGATTACATGGAAAGTTTGGAATATGCACCGATGATCTGGAAATCAATTGTTCCAGAACTTCTCAAAAATAAGATTCTCAGAATCACTGATATGCACAATGTAGAAGGATTCTGTCTTGCATATGAAAACTGGCGTAAAGCTCAGAAAGAAGTAGCTTTGCACGGTATCGTTGTTGCCGGATCTCAAGGTGGACCGGTAAAGAATCCAGCTCTAACTGCGATGAATGAAGCTGTTCGGCAAATGGCGACGTTAGGTTCATTGCTTGGACTTGATCCTTCTTCTCGAGCACGTTTAACAGGCGGTGGCCAAAAGAAAAAAGGCAATTCATTTGCAGGAGTTTTAGATATGTGAGGATTTAAATGGCTAACAGCTACCCAAATGTTGACGCTGCCAACAAATGGGCGCGATCTGTTATCTCAGGAAAAGTCCCAGCATGTAAATGGGTTAAATTGGCGTGCGAAAGGCACATTAATGATTTAAAAAACTCAAAAAAACGAGATTATCCATACAAATTTGAGCCCAAATTAGCTGAAAAAAAGATACTTTTTGTTGAATTATTGCCACACACAAAAGGTGAATGGGCACTAAAACGACTCAAAATTAAGTTGGAAGATTGGCAGAAGTTCGGGCTTGCTGTCACGTTTGGTTGGGTGCGTAAAAAAGACGGTTATCGACGCTTCCGTGAAAGCTATTGGGAAGTGCCACGGAAAAACGGTAAGTCAGCAATTGCAGCTGGCGTTGCACTTAATATGTTTGCCAATGATGGAGAGTTCGGCTCAGAAGTTTATTCAGGTGCCACTACAGAAAAACAAGCATGGGAAGTCTTTAAGCCTGCGCGTTTGATGGTGAACAGATCACCAGATTTAATTGAAGCAGCTGGAATATTGGTAAATGCAGGTAGCTTAGAAATACCAACCGATGGCTCTTTGTTTGAACCGCTTATCGGTGATCCACCAGATGGCCAATCACCACATTGTGCAATCGTAGACGAATACCATGAACATCCTGATGCGAGACTGTATGACACGATGCAAACAGGAATGGGTGCGCGCCGTCAACCTCTGATTTTTACGATTACGACCGCAGGCTTCAACATTGAGGGCCCATGCTATGACTTGCGCATCCGTGTTCAAGAAATGCTTTTAGGCACGGTACCTGATGATGAGCTTTTTGGATGGATATGGACCATTGATGAGGGTGATGATTGGACTGATCCCAAAGTTTTAGTAAAAGCGAACCCAAATTATGATGTCTCGGTTTATGAGGACTATCTAATTTCACAGCAGCGTCGAGCAATTCAAAACGCTGCAAAGCAAAATGCATTTAAAACTAAGCATTTAAATGTTTGGGTTTCTGCAAAATCTGCATTTTTCAACATGGAACAGTGGAATAAATGCAAAGACACAAGTTTGAAAATTGAAGATTTCATAAATGATGCATGTTTGATCTGCGTCGACTTATCTTCAAAGATCGATATCGCAGCACGTATCAACCTGTTTTACAGGATCATCGACGGAAAAATTCATTATTACTCAATTGCACCGCGGTTCTATTTACCTTACGACACTGTCTATAACGGAGATGAGAAGCAGGTAATTGAGCGTTATCAGAAATGGCTTAACCAAGATCTTTTAACGGTTTGTGATGGATATGAAAACGATTTGAACGAAATTGCTGAGGATATTACTTCAGATGCTGAAAGTCTCAAGGTTCAAGAGGTTCCATACGATGAATGGGGTGGATTTCAAATATCTAAACAGATTGATGAAGCTGGTTATACCTCCATCAAGATCCCAAAAAATACCAAGACTTTTTCACCAGCGATGAAGGAAATGGAAGCGGCAATTGCTGCAGGACGATTTCACCATGATGGGCATCCAATACTGTCTTGGATGTTCGGCAATGTGATTTCAAAAACTGGAAAAAACGATACTGAGTTTCCGGACAAAGAAAAGTCCTTCAAAAAGATTGATGGTGCAGTTGCCTGCATGATGGGGGTTAGTCGAGTTTTGGCATTAACCAGTACGATTAAAGAAGAATCCTTATCTGATCATTTGGAGAAACACGGGGTTAGAAGATTGTAATGAATCTAAAATCAAAAATTGGGGAGTTACTTGGTTTCAAGTCAACTCCCCAAATCATTTCTAGCCCAGACGAATTGGCAAGAATTTTTGGAGCTGAATTTGTCACCGGCACCGGGCAACCAGTAACGCCGATCCGTGCAATGCAACTTGCTATTGTATTTTCATGTGTGCGGGTTTTATCTGAATCGATGGGCATGCTGCCTTGTCGATTGTATAAACAGACGGGCAATACGAAAGAAGCAGCAATAAATCATAAGCTTTATGACTTGTTAACTCTGGCTCCAAATGACTACATGACGCCTCAAGAGTTTTGGGAGCTTTTAATGGTCTGTCTCTGTTTGCGTGGAAATTTCTATGCTTACAAAGTGTATGCACTCGGTCAGGTTGTCGAGTTACTACCACTTGATCCAGCATCCGTTACGCCAAAACTCAATGACAATTGGGAAGTTGAGTATCAGGTCAATTTCAAAAATGGTGGTTTAAAGACACTCTCGCAGAATGAAATTTGGCATGTACGTCTGTTCACCTTAGATGGATTGAATGGCTTGAATCCTATCGCATTTGCGCGAAAGAGTATCTCGCTCGGCTTGGATACTGAAGAGCATGGCTCGAAGTTATTCAAAAATGGGGCCGTCACTTCTGGTGTTCTTGAAACCGATGAAAGTCTTTCGGATGTTGCTTTCAATCGTTTGAAAGATGAATTCACCGAAAACTACACGGGATTGGCCAACACATATAAACCAATGATTTTAGAGCAGGGCCTGAAATGGAAGCCGACTGCTTTGAATTTAGAAGACTCTCAATTTTTAGAAACTCGTGAATATCAAAAGGCTGAAATCTGCGGCTTGTTTCGTGTACCACCGCATCTTGTTGCTGCAATGGACAAAATGACTCTGAACAACATCGAGCATATGGGCATGTCATTTGTGAACTATTCGCTTGTGCCTTACATGACTCGAATCGAATCAAGAATCCGAGTAGGTCTTTTAAATGAAGAAGACCGAAAAACGCACTATGCCAAGTTTAATGCTGGGGCCTTACTGCGTGGCGACTTAAAAACTCGCTATGAAGCATATGGGAAAGGCATTCAATGGGGTTTCTTAAGCCCTAATGACTGCCGTGAGCTTGAGGACCTTAATCCACGTGATGGTGGAGACATTTATTTGACTCCAATGAATATGACAACAAAACCTGAGGAGAATGATGATGCAGATAAAGCGTCTTAATGTACCTTTTGAAATCAAATCTGTATCTGACACAGGCGAGTTTGAAGGATATGCATCTGTATTTGGAGTAGAAGACAGTTACGGTGATGTGGTAATGCCTGGTGCGTTCAAGCGCACATTAGAAGAGTGGTCTAAAAAGGGACGTTTACCTGTGATGCTCTGGCAACACAAATCTGATGAACCTCTAGGTCCCTACACCGAGATGAAAGAAGACGAAAAAGGCCTCTTTGTAAGAGGCCGTTTTCTTATTGAAGATGACCCTTTGGCCCGCCGTGCTCATGCACATCTAAAAGCAAAATCCATTGGTGGAATGTCAATTGGTTTCATCCTGCGTGATTACGAATATGACAAACAACTGGGTGTTTACAAATTAACAGACATTGATTTGTGGGAAGTATCGATTGTGACATTTCCCGCAAATGATGAGGCGCGAGTTTCAGAAGTGAAATCAGCGTTAGATCGAGGGGAAATCCCTTCTGAAATTGAAGTTGAACGGGCCTTAAGAGAGGCTGGTTTTTCTCTCCCTCAAGCCAAAGCCTTTATGGCGAAAGGCTACGGTGCAATTAGTTCTCAAAGAAATACTGAGCAGACTAATGACGCGCTTCAATCCTTTAAAGACCTAAAATCCATTTTTACAGAAGGTGCATGACAATGCCTATTGAAAAGAAAGACATCGAAGAAGTTGCAGCAGACCTCAAGGGGACTTTTGAAGACTTCAAAAAGAAAAATGACAAAGAGCTTGAAGGCATTAAGGCCGAAAAAAGTAAATTGTCTGGTGAGGTAGACAAACTCAACGAAAAATTGGGTGAACTTGATAAGCTCAAAACTGAGCTTGAAAAGGAGCTTAAGCAAGCTAAACGACCAGGTGCAACCAGTGGCAAAGATATCGATGAACACAAAGCTGCCTACTCTCAGTTTATTCGCAAGGGTGTAGACGAAGGGTTAGCCGAGTTACAACAAAAGGCTGTTCAGGTAGGTGTCGATGCTGATGGTGGTTTTGCAGCACCTGAAGAGCTCGACAAAAATATCATTCAGCTCTTACACGATGAAAGTCCAATGCGCGAAGAGTGTGGATCTATCATCATCAGTGCAAATGGCTATAAAAAGTTGGTCAATTTAGGTGGAGCCAGCTCGGGTTGGGTTGGTGAAACAGATGATCGACCTGAAACCAATTCACCAAAGCTTGCAGAAATTATTGCAACCATGGGCGAAATTTATGCCAAGCCAAAATCAACACAGACGGCTTTGGATGATGTGTTCTTCAATGTTGAAAACTGGCTTGCAGAAGAAGTTGCTCGAGAATTTTCAGAACAGGAAGGCAATGCGTTCTTGCTCGGTAATGGTGTGAAAAAGCCAAAAGGTATCTTGGCACACAACTTAGCCACTACTGATGATAAAACACGCCAATTCGGAACACTTCAGCAATTTTTGTCTGGACAGGCTGGTAATTTTGATGCAGATGACATTCTTGATTTGATTTATGGATTGAAAAAAGGCTACCGCCGTGGTGCTAAATTCATGATGAATGGTCTAACGGTAGCCAAAGTGCGTAAATTCAAAGATTCTGAAGGTAACTACTTGTGGCAACCAGGTCTTCAAGAAGATGAACCATCACGCTTATTGGGTTATGGAATCGCTGAAAATGAAGACATGCCAGATGTCGCTGCAGATGCAAATGCAGTTATGTTCGGAAACTTCAAGCGTGGTTATGCAGTTGTAGACCGTATGGGTGTTCGTACTTTACGCGATCCGTATTCTGCGAAGCCTTACATCGAGTTTTACACAACTAAGCGTGTGGGTGGCTTGCTAACTGATAGCAATGCAATCAAGGTGCTAACGCTTAAAGCCGCTTAACCAATACAAAAGCCCTGATAATCTCGGGGCTTTTTTAATGGAAGGATTGATTCTCATGCCACCAATTATTTACGTGAATGAAACATTCAAAATTGCGATAGAAAACGGCAACAAGGTGATAGAAATTGAACCGGGCGAACATGATGTTGATGATCGTATTGCCGTAGTTGCTGTTGATATCTTAGGCGTAGCAACGCACAAAGAAATTAAATCTGAAAACATTGACCCTCTAATCAATTCGCAACAGCCTGAGCCTGAGCCTGAGCCTGAGCCTGAGCAAAAAACTGTATCTAAGCGTAAGGTGAAAGCTAATGCCAATACTGACACTCAGCCAAGTCAAAGCCCGATTGAAAATTGATGCAGATGATGAGGACGATGATCTTCAATTATTGATCGATGCTGCATTATCAACTTTTGAAGAAGTGACAAATCGAAAATTATTTGAACTTGGTGCTTCAATACCGGATGAAGTTGTAAATGGTATCCATGCATCGCCGTCAATTGTTCAAGGTGCTCTCACACTGATTGGCTACTGGCATGAAAATCCGGAAGCCACTGGAAATATGGAGAAGTTGCCGAAATCTACATTGTGGGCATGGAATCGGCATCGATTTTTGAATGTGGGGTGATGCATGGAGTTCGGAAAGTTAAAACATCGCATCACTGTTCAGAAGTATGTTGAAACGCAGGATGATAGTAATCCTGAATATCTTATAAGAGGTTGGATTGATCACTGTACTTTATGGTCAGACGTTCAGGATCTATCAACACGGGATAGCATACAAGCACAATCCATCGGCTCATCACTTCAAGCACGTGCAGTAGTTCGTTTTAGTAGTATTTCGGCAACGATTACCAGCGATATGCGCATCATCTTTGCGGGAGTTTATTACCAAATCAATGGCATGCCAAAGCGAGATTTGTTTAATCGCAAGACGTATATCACCATTGAACTCAGTGAGGGTTTAAAGGAATGGAATCAATAGCACATTTGAGTGGGGTTGATGATGTTGCTGAAAAGCTTGAACGTCTGGCCAGTCCCAAGATAGCAAAAAGGCTGGCATCTAAAGCAGCAAGAAAGGCAATGAATATTGTCAAAAAGGCTGCTGTCAGCAATTCCAGATTGATTGATGATCCAGAAACTTCTGAACAGATTTCTAAAAATATTATGGTTCGCGCAGGTCGAGTCAGAAATTCAAGTGAAATTGTGATGAAGGTAGGTGTCCGTGGCGGTGCAAGACATTATGTTTCTTCAAAAGAAAATGTCAGAGCGGGGAGAGCTGGAAAAAGTTACAAGACACTCGGCAGCAAGGATAATCCAGGTGGCGATACTTGGTACTGGTGGTTTGTAGAACTCGGTACTGATCATTCAAGAGCAATTCCGTTCTTACGCCCAGCGATGAATAACAATATTGAATCTGTAACTGATACATTCACGAGTGTTTTCAAAGCAGGCATTGAAGAGGAGTTAAATAAAGTCTGATGATTCCAATTCGAACTATTCTGAACAGCGCATCGAGTGTAACTGCTCTGCTAAAGTCGGGTGATGGTGTTCTGCGCGTCTACAGAGATCAAGCCAGTGAAGGTGTTAAGTTGCCTTATGTGGTCTGGACCATCGTTTCAGGCTATGCAATTGATAATGTAGATGTACCTGCAGTGGATGACAGCATTGAAGTTCAGATTGATGTGTATGCCCAATCAGAGCAGGAAAGAGACACTGTTTTTAAAGCTGTGCGGAACGTACTCAAGCATCACTCGATTATCCAAAACTTTCCGAATATCGGTTCAATCATACCAGGTGTATACAGAGGTACTTTTACTTGTAGCTGGTTGATTGAAGCTTAAAAAACCCAATTAATGGCGCCTTGTGCGCCTTTTTTATTGCCAAAAAAAATGAGGAGCAAGCTCATGGCGCGTATTAAAGTTCAAAAAACTCAGCTGTATTATTTTGATGGTACTAATATTGTTCCTGTTATTTGTGCGAAGACAATCGATCTTGGTCAAGACAGTGAAGAAGATATTGAAGTGACTTGCCTTGATCAAGAAGAAGGCGACACTGAAGCAGGTATGGTTACACCAGGTGAAGGTTCATTGGCTGTAGATTTTGATGATGAAAATTCTTCACATCTTGAAATTCTTGAACTCTCAAAAACGGTACCAAAAAAAACAGTTCATTGGTACCTTGGTTCATCTCACAGTGCAGCCCCGCCTACAGTAACAAGTGGAACAGTTACATTACCGACAACCCGTACTTGGTGGGAATTTGACGGCTATCTCAAACGTGCAGCTCCAACATTTGAAAAGGGCCAGCATGTAGGTTACTCATTCCCACTGAAACGTCGTTCTTCAGTGCAAGAAACCATCCGTACGATTACTCCTTAAGGTGACATATGAAAAATATTAAGGATCTTAAGCGTGTAACTAAAATTGGTGCTGCCATTCGCCGTGAGTTGATCTGGCAGCAGGCTGCAAATGAAGATAATTTAGATTTTCTTCGTGAAACTTCGGGCGATCCTGATGTTCAAATCGGTGATGTTGTTGATATCAAGGCTGAGGTTTATATCAAAAAACTCAGCTTTAAGGCAGCACGAGACGCTTCAAAATCATTTCATTGGAAAATTAATGAGAAAGATATTGAGGCATCCGAGCTCAAATCAGTTGATGCGGATCGACTGCAAGCCTCACATTTATGCGGAACCATCTGTGTAGATAGTGCCGGGACGCCGTTTTTTGATAATCTCGAAGCTGTTTATGACTCTGAGCCAAGTTTTATTAATGCTCTGTATAAATTGGCTGATGAGATTAACAACTTTATGGGAAAGTCTCAGAAGAAGAGCTCGAGCGATATGAACTCCTCTTCGAGCTCGTTACCTGTGGAATCGGCGGAAGAACACTTGAAGAAGCCGAACGAAACCTAAGTCATAAAGAGCTTATGCTGTGGAGAGCATATCGGGAAAAGCGAGGCTCTCTTTTTATTGGTCGAAGGATAGAACAGGCTATTGGTGGATTGATGGCCTTCTATCACAACGGAAAAGTTA